AGAAAGACCCACTAAGTAAACTTATGATAGAGAAAGGAGTTCCATATAAGGATGCACCAGAGAAACCTAATGACATGTATGTATTTAGTTTTCCTATACAGTCTCCTAGTTCATCAGTAATGAGAGATGACTATGGAGCTATGAAACAATTAGAGTTATGGAAGGTATACGCTGAGCATTGGTGTGAACATAAACCAAGTGTTACTATCTATTATAAAGAAAAAGAATTTCTACCTGCTATGTCTTGGGTATATGATAACTTTGAATATATGAGTGGGATTAGTTTCCTTCCACACACAGACCATGTATATCAGGATGCTCCCTATGAGGAGATAGATAAAGAAAAGTATAGTATCTTATTAAAAGATATACCTAAACATATAGAGTGGACAGACTTAAATGAAAGCCTTGACAATACTATTGGAAGCCAAGAGCTAGCCTGTACAGCAGGAGCTTGTGAGATTTAATCCCTGCCTCTTGCCTTCTGTAAACGTTCTTTCTCTGCGTCTATAGTAGCCGTAAGCTGCTTCTGTGCTTCATTTTCCCAAGTTGTCAAATGTTCTTGGTCACCAAATCTAGAAGCCTCTCGTAGCATTGCTCTAAGTTGTGTATCTGAAAGGTCACTAAATTTCTTCTTAGTAAACCAAGCTGCAGCTAAACTTTTTTGAGTTAAGAATGTAGAGTTTAACCAACCAAAAGTTGCAGCCTTTGCAAAAGCACCTATTTTCATAGTTAAAAATGATAGTACAACCATCCCTGCCGCAAGACCACCTGCCATAGAAGATTTAGCTCTAGCACTTCTAGCTGATATATCAGCCAAATCAGCCAGCCTTTGATAATAAGGTGAACCATGAAACATCTGTCTTATAAATGCTTCATTAAAACCACCCTCAGCCCCTTTAAGTATGTTCTGAAGTTTCTCCCCACTTAAAATACCGTTGTCAGAAGCAGCATCCAACAGCTCACCAACATAATGTTTCTGAGCTGTATTCCATTCTTTGCTACCTGCTCCTACTAGCTTTCTAGCATCAATAATAGTATTTATATTCTTATCTTTAATGAGAGAATGAAATAATTCCTTAGCATCTGAAGCTTCCTTGGCAAGTTTAACAGAACTTCTTTCTCCAAACTCCCTAGATACCTTTGCTAAATCTTTATAATTTCTAAATGCTTTTGGTCCCAGCCAAGCTGTTATAGTTTCTTCCCCTATATCATCTAGTATCTTATCTAATTCTTTAGGTGTTCTTAAAGCTCCACCTTTTGTGCCAATTAAAATATCCTTCACAGAATTTTGCATAGTTTTCCATTGTTTAGCTCCACCTGGTATCCCTTGCAAAACTGTTTTCATTTCCAGAACATTTTTAGAATTATCTTTTCTAAAAAAGAAATCTATTAGATTAAACGCATCATCACCTTTAGCATTAGCTCTTGTTATTTCAGCTACAGTACCCTTACCAGTAATGTATAAATCTTTATACTCTCCATATCTTCTATTTGTGTCTCTAAATTCTTTTATAAATTTTCCTATATCTGTACCAGGAGGAAATTTATCTTTAATTCTTGAAGGGTTTTTAGAAGACTGTTTAACAGCCTGTTCTAAAAGCTCATACAGTTTAGCAGCTCTTCCTGTATCTAAATCTCTTAAGTTTGTCGAAGTTCCCTTCATACGCTTAGCTAATTCTTTTTTTACATTAACATACTGAGCTACGTTTATCCACCCTCCAGCGTCTTCTCCTGTTTTAAGGAGTTTTTCTAATGTTGCCTTTAAAGGGTCAAGAATAGGTACATCTTTTAAATTTTCAACTTCTTTTTGCAGTTCCTGTTTAAAGGCACTTGGCTTACCCCTGCCACCTGTACTCATACCTAAATGTATCCACTTGCTGTCGCCACTAATAGTACCTAATGCACTATATTCATCATCGAATAACTTAGTTTGCTTTTCAAATGCAATTTCAACACCCTCAGTAGCTGTCTTTTTTCCAGTTGCTGGGTTAATACCTGTAAACCTTGCATTGTGTTTTGAATACATAAAGTTAAGATGTTCATCAATTATCTTATTAAAGTTCTTTCTCATCTCTTGTATATGTGCATTTCTTGCAGGACCAGTTATATTCAAATCCTTTATTAAAAACTCAACCTCATCAGCAATCATTTTATCAATAGATTCTTGTTTTACTTTGTATATCTGTGCGCTTACAGGAATTTTAGCTAATATACCTTCTATTCTAGCTAACATAGGGTTATCATTAAGAGCTGAAGCTAATAATTGTACAGGAGGTAAACCAGCATCTATTCTTCTTTCATTCATACGTAACATTTCTTTTACAGCTAGTTCAGAATCTGGTGTTACTCCAGTATGGATTGGATTTTTCATTCTGTTAACACCCCATACTCCTGTGCCAACAGCTAAATTTAAGCCCATTACAAGAAAGGCTTCCGTCCATAATCTATCAGATACATCTTCATAAGTTTCTTTATTTCTTCCAGTCCACTCTTCTACAGCTTCTGTAGCTGACCTTCCACTCATATAGATACCAGTATCACCAACCATTTGATACACCCAATGAGCAGCTCTAAGTTTCCAAGCTCCAAGCATTGTTGCAGCTAACAAAGGTGCATCATCTCTTAAATCTATCCAGTCTTTCATAGTAAATTCTGGTTTATCTACTATAGTTTTTTGACCATTATCTGGATTTATAAATGTTAAATTACCCCATTTATCTGTGCCTGCAGCAGCCTCTTTACCAAAGTACTCGTTTATAGCACTCTTTTTCTCTTCTGTAGTATCCATTCCAACAAGCTTATTTCTTAGACCTGCTGGGGCTTCTTTGCTATAGTCTACTTCTGGGTCCATTCTTTTTAGTTTTCTTAAAAGATTTTTTACACCAGCAGCACCGTCTTTACCTGTAGCCCAAGCTGTATTTAATTCATCTTTTGCAGAGTGTAATAGTTCTTTATTTAATTCATTAACATTTTCGTCTGTAAACTCAAATGGTCTACTGTCCAAATTTGGAAACATGTTTTCTAAATACTGTTTTGTGTATAAACGATGCCCTGTTTGTAGCTCTCCAACTTTAAGGTCATCATCTGGTCCTCGTGGAGCAGTAGGATTTAATACATCCTCTTCTAGTTCAGACTGATAATCAGCACCCATTGGCACAAGCGTACTTTTAATATCTGCATCTGATAAAACATCTGTATTATTAGTAGTAATAGAAGGTGTCATCTGATTTACATTACTTTCTGGTACAAAAGGTAAGTTTTCTACTGTTGCACTCACCTCATTTTCTATGGGTACAAGCGTGTTCTTAATATCTTCATCTGATAATTCAGCATTTAACTGCGTATTTGTAGTTTCATTATTATTATTAGCTACTCCATACCCAGCCATTATATTCTACCCCCCGCATATATAAATCTAATAGTATCATTATAACTATCTAAATCTGCATCTATTATATATTCTTGTCCACTTTCATGTGTTAATGTATATACTTCTATACCTGCTTTATGTTTGGGTATATCTATGTTACCTACCTTTGCAGGGTACTTACTTAGAGTTAGAGTTAGATTATTGTTCTTTGCATAATCTCGTATAGTTCTCTGATTAGCATCCCTTAATGGTTTCTTTCTTCTGCCTATAGAATCGGATTTAACATCAGATATCTTCCCTGCAGCAATAGTTAAGGCAGCTTCAAACCCATCTTTTGTGTCAGACATAGCATCTACTTGTAAGATTTTTCTTGCCTGCTCAATTGCAGACTTGGTTAATGCTCCTTCACCACCTGCTCTATATTCTGCTCCTATTACTGCTCTTGCATATGCAACAGCAGTCATATCTCCAATAGCCTTAGTAAGTTTTGCTTTATCTATTCTTCCACCAGGGGTGCCAAGAAGGGCATCTATGGAGTCCATAGGCAGACCAGCCTCACTTAGCAGACTACTTATATTTTTAGCAAACCCAGATGTAACAGCAGCAACTGATGCTGAACCTACACCTTCCCACATGGTATCAATAAGTGAGCTATCAGTAACTTTATTTTTATCAGTTATCTTATAATACCACTCTAAAAATCTATCAGCATCTATTTCATTTCTTTCTAGTCTAGACCTCATGTCTTTAGAAAGACCAGTTCCAGATTCTGCTTGTTGCTTTTCTGAAATCTTTTTTATTACTTCTATAGCGGCTGTATTTCTTATAATATTTCCATTAGCATCAGCTATAAGCAAATCATTAGTAGCAATACTTTTATCCATAACCTCTTTTGCTGTTGTGGATTCTAAACCCCCAGTTGTTGTACCAGTTCCTGATGTACCTAAATTAGTACCCCATACACTAGGTTGTCCTTGTTCTTGTTTAACATCTTCATACTTTACGTCACCTGCTATCAAAATCCACTCAGGTCCTAAAGCCTTTTCTTCTTTAGACCCAGAAGCAACTCTTTTCCACTCGTTTGACTTTGAATTATAATACTGTACTAACTCTTTTACAGGGTTTAAAAAGTTTTCTCTTACCTTATCAGGAACAGCACCTTGAACAGCATCAGGTCTATTTATTAACTCTTCATATCTATCAGTTCCAGGTACAGCAGCGTCTTCTACAACTGTTGTAGTCCCATCTTTATTTTTCTCCAACCACCAAAAGTTCTCTGGTTTCTTCCTCTCTGCTTCACTGGATTTTATCTGTTCCTCTACGTGTTTTATATCCGTTTTAAACTTTTCTTCTTCCTGTCTTTCCTTTGCTGCTTTTGCTTTCGCTGTATCTGAAGCTTGTTTCCTTTTAAGAAGCTTATCAGCCATATCAAGTCTTCCAAGTTTAACTGCTTCCTCTATGCCTGCCTCAAACCATTCATCTGAACCAAACTGTTTTCCTTTCATAGCTTCTGCTACTTTACCCTTATCGTTCTCATTAGTTTCTGCTGGTGACTCTGGACGTTGACCAAATAGATTTCTAATAGCATCAGTTGCTGACCTTCCTACATCATATTGACTCCAAGCTACTTGTTGTTCTATAGGAATTCTAGACCTTAGTACCCTTTCTTCGACATCACTTCTACGTCTTGTATCTCTTTCTTCTTTTCTTACTTGTTCAGTAGTTTTAGGTTGTTCTTCAAATAGTGCGTTAGCCATTACCCAAATCCTCCAAATGAAAACTGTTGTCTTGATGAACTAAAAGGACTACGTGAAGTTCCAAATAGACTACTGCCACCCTGACCAGGTACTGGAGTTGTGTCGAAAGGAGGTATTGGGTCTCCAAATACTATATCTCCTAGCCCTTCAAATATATCTGTAAGAAATTGATTATTAGCTACAGCCTCAGCTCCTTCAGTATTAAAGTTCTGCGTTGCTATAGCTTGGTTACCCTCTGCTGCATCTCTACCTATTTGTCCTGCTTGCTGTGCCTGACCAAGACCTATATTTTGAAAGTCTGCTAGAGTCTTTAATGATGAAGATTCTAATCCTCTTAATCTATCTTGTTCTACAGTAGCTCTATCAACAGCAGCTAAATCAGCTCTTGACCTTTCTAATGCCCCTGTTTGTACAAACCTAGATAATAAGTCTCTTCCACCTGGACTGGTTAATGCGCCTCCAGTTTGAGCGTTTAATTGGTCAAGTAAAGCATTTTGTTGAGTTTGAAATGATGTGTCAAATAAACCTTTTAATAGAGCTTGCTGTTGGTCTATCTGTCCTTGCCTATCAAACTGAGCAAGTTGGTCTGCTTCCCTTTTTCTTATGTCTTCAAATAGACTTTGTAACCTTTCCCCTTCAGGAGTAAAAAGAGATTTTGCAGTTATTGTATTTCCCTGTAATATTTGGTCAGTTGTAACTAAAGGATTAACTATACTTGTTCGGGATGGTAAGAATCCAGTACCTTGTGTACCTTGTCCTGGAGTGCCAAACTGTGGGGTGGATTCTGAAAATTTATCTTGTATTAGTTTTCCACCAATGTTAGTTCCAATATCAAATAGAATTTTTGTGGGGTCTATACCTGAGCCTCCAAGCGCTGGTGTACCTAAGGCAGCACTGAACGCAGCACCAATAACAGGGTTTGCTTGTGCTGCTTTTGCTCCACCACCTACTATACCACTAACTAGTTTACCTGCTTGCTTAAACGCACTTGGCATTATACTACCCTCTCTATTTTATAGAATTCAAATTGTTTTGTGTCTTTAATTTTTTTCATATTGTATCTTTTTTTAAAATGCTTTAACATATTATCCATATCTCTATTCTTTTTTTCTACATAAAATTTTATTTCTTTATGCTCTTTAAGCATTGTATTAATAAATTTTTTTAATAAGTGTCCCCACTTACCTCTAACTTTTTTATTAACATTAATATGTGGTTCATTTTTATCACAAATAAAACCACCATAATAAACATTATTTTCATCTACAATAGCAAAATATCTATCATAAATTTCTAACGCACTAATAGCTCTTTTAATATTATACGTTTTATAGAAAGGGTGTTTATTATCTGCTTTAGCTATAGAATATAAAAGTTTAACTTTATCAGGTAGTTCTTTTACTTCTATAAGAGACAACTTCATTTCATTCCCAGTTTTCTTTTTCTTCTCCAAACATAGCATCTGTTCTTTTTTTATTAACTACGTAGTTTAAGTGTTTATATATTAAGCTAACAAGCAAAGAACAAAAAGCAATTCCTATAGCGAACAAAGTTGAGTAATGATTTATATATGCTGCTACACAAGCCCAACCACTACAACTATAAGTAATAAAATCTATTCCTTTAACTACAGCTTCTGGGTGTTTATAAATCATTATTCTTCCCTTATATTGTTTCCATTTAAACTTGATTTATGATAATCTTTTACAGTAAAATCACTATCATCATCTGGATATTCTATTTCATGATGACGCACTCTTAAGTATTCATATAACATTGCATATCCTTTTTTCTTTGTGTACCATAAAGATGTTGAATATCCAATCATAATTAACCAAGGACAGAATACTGCTGCAAATATAACTAAATTCCATTGACTAGCTTCATCTAAATATATGTAAGGAGACAAAGCTGATTGTAATAATATCTGAGTTAATGCACCCATAGGCGCACCAATAGCTAAAGCATTAATTAGACTTTTTTTGTACGACCACGGTGGATTCCTTTCTTGCCTGTTTATACGCTTTAAGTAAAGCTGGATATATATACCGATGAGGGTATTTATTAAGCAAGGCAGAAAGAGGATTATTAGATAAGCGTACCATGATACTTCTGTCATTAAGGTTTACTCGGAAACACTATATCGTCTGGAGAGGATTTACTTGCAGGTAAATCTCTTAATGCTTTTCTGTAAGCAGTTTGTGCGTCAGACATAGTTAAATCTGAACTTGCCCACCAATCACAATCTCGTAGCAACGTATCACGTTGACTTCTTATAGTTACCCACTTCTCATCAGTCGTTGGTTGAGCAGCAGCAATATTATCTTTTTCTTGTTGGGTAAAGGAACGTGTTATCTTTTCCCCTGTTTGTACGTTTAATTCTATTACATCAGCCATATTATTT